CCGGAGAGAGCTTTAAAAATTACACAAGCTCACAGATTGCCAGAATGCTGGCGCAGCGTCATAACCTGAAGCCGGTAATAACGGCTACGACACAGCGAGTAGGAGAATATTTTCAGATCGATACAGCGCATCTGACCGGCGAGCAGACTTACTGGGACCTCATTACCACGCTGGCGGCCATTGAGAACTTCGCGGTATTTGTGAGCGATGACAGTCTCCATTTTGAACCGAAACGTGCCTCCGCGGAGGTGGACAGCTACGTCATCCGCTGGCAGCCGCCTGGCGTGCATGCGTATCCACAGTGCAATGTCTCATGTGATCTGTCCTTTTCACGCGCACTGACTATTACGAGGGGTGTGACAGTAGAAGTCATGAGCTGGAATTCAAAACTCAAAAATAAAAAGTTTATGGTGTCATATCCCACAACGGCAAAAGGTGTTGTGCCAGGAAAGGCGACAGCTGAAGCACAGGTCTACCGCATCATTCGTAATGGCTTGACGCCAGATGCTGCGAATATGCTGGCCCGGTCTGTATATCAGCAGATTGTTCAGCATGAAATGACGTTCAGCGGTTCTACAGCAGGTGACAATCTGCTTAATGCTGATATGCCTGTTCGTATCGAGGGGACCAGGAGCCCTTTTGATCAGGTTTACCATTGTGACCAGGTCAGACGAACATTGAGCTGGGTAGCAGGTTATACGATGCAGTTATCAGGGAGAAACCACAGCCCGACTCTGGACGTCCTTCAGTGAAGACTTTGCTGAATATTATGGCGGCTACCGCGCGTCAGAGTACTGCAAACAAAAGCGGTTCACGGCAGGGCATTGTTACTGCATATGACCCGAAAAGTTATGCCGTCAAAGTCCAGCTGCAGCCAACGGGAGAGGAAACCGGCTGGATACCCCTCAGTTCGCCATGGGTGGGTAACGGCTGGGGTTTTGCTGCGGGACCAATGGTCGGAGCGGTAGCGCAAATCGATTTCGATTCGGGCGTAATGGGCACCGGGATGGCGGCGGGACAGTTTTACAACGACGAAGACCGTTGTCCAGGACCACCTTCCGGGGAGTTCTGGCTGCTTCACAAAAGCGGATCGCTGTTGAAATTCCTGAACAGCGGAGAAGTGCTGTTGAGTGCGGCAAAAAAAATCACATACGACGCGCCTTCACATCACTTTTCCGGTGGTGACGTGCTGATTGATGCCAGTCTGAAAGTCAAAAAAGACATTCTCGATAATGACGGTCGCTATGGCTCGGTACACCGTATCCGAACCGTTTATAACGGTCACACCCATCCCGAAACAGGACCGGGCGGTTTTACCGCGCCACCTGAACAACATTTAGATGCCACACCGCCAGGGTAATCAATGCACGACCTTTATCATTTTATCGGAGGAGACCTTGATGCTTCCTCCACGGGCGATCTACGTCCGGCCTCCGGGAGCGAATACGTCAAACAACGCATACTGAGGCGACTTATGACAAATCCCGGGGACTACATTTTTCATCCTGAGTACGGGGCCGGTGTGGGAAAAAAAGTGGGAGAGGCTGTTCAGCCTGGAGAATGGAAAACGCTCATCACCGGACAGATGCTGCTTGAAGATGCTGTTGCCAGTCATCCACCGCCTGAGGTGAAACTTTTTCTCATACAGAATGGTGTGAGTGTATCTCTCGCTTATACAGATTCTAAAACCGGTTCACCGGAAATTCTTCATTTCGACGTTACAAGGTAAGCCGATGTCATCACTCAATATAAAATCTTTCACTGAGCTCGTTAATGAACAGATTATCGCCATTCAGGCACGGTCGGCGAAGCTGGTGGATTTTTCTATCGGCAGTATTCTACGCTCACTGGCTGAATCTAACGCGGGTGTGGCGAGCTGGCTTCAGCAACTTATCGTAAGAGTGCTGGTGACAACACGTGCTTCAACCTGCTCCGGTGAGGATCTCGATAGCTGGATGGCTGATTTTGGATTCTATCGCCTCAGTGCAGTTCAGGCCTCTGGCATGGTGACCTTCAGCCGGTTTACGGCGACGCATCCGGCTCTGATACTGACAGGCACAAAGGTCAGAACGATGGATGGCACGCAGATATATACCGTTATCAGTGACAGCAGGATCAATACATTTGATTCCGGTCAGAAAGGTTACGTAATTCCTGCCCATGTTGTTTCAGTTAAGGTTCCTGTCAGGGCAACCCGTGCAGGTGCCGACGGAAATGTTATGGCGGGCACGGTAACAGTCATAGTCGGGACTGTAGCGTTTGTTGATGCGGTAACTAATGCCGGGGCATTCACAGGTGGAAAGAATGCTGAAACAGATGATGACTTTCGTGCACGTTTCACTAAATGGTTTACGTCACTGTCGAAGGCGACAAAAGAAGCGATCGAATTTGCTCTTCTCCATATCCAGAATGGCGTTTCATACACACTAACGGAAAATGTCTCTTACGATGGTCATCCTCAGCCAGGCTATTTCTATGCTGTTGTTGACGACGGATCAGGTTGGCCTTCAGAAGCATTTATCCAGAGAGCTAATGTTGCTATTGAGAACACCCGGGGCTTTACCGTCAGTTTCGGTGTGTTCTCGCCTGTTGTAATCAGGGCAGATGTGTCGATTATTATAAAAACGGAATCACCGGAACATCATGCTGAGGTTCTCGGTCTGGTAAAAAGAGCTGTTGAGGTATACATAAACAGTCTCACTCTTGGGCAACTGCTGACTTACACAAAGCTTCTTAAACTGGCTTCTTCGGCGAGCCCTATGATTAAAAGTATCACCTCTATAAAGCTCAACAATTCAAACGCTGATCTGCCTGCGACCGCTAAAGAGGTTATCCGTGCTGGCACCATAGAGGTGAAGTAAGTGAGTAAAGGCGATTTTGATGACATTCATTCACGACTGCAGGCGCTGCTGCCTGCAGGCTGGTTTAGTGATAAAAGTCCTGTACTTGATGCCGTACTGTCCTCATGTGCCCTGTCTCTGACGTGGTGCTATTCGCTTTATACGTACGCACGGCTTCAGACGCGTATTGCAACAGCCAGTGATAGCTGGCTGGATATTGCTGCACGGGACTTCTTTGGTACCCGTCTTATTCGTGGTGAGGGAATGACGGATAATGAGTTACGCAGGAAAATCAGCAAGAATCTTTTCTGCGAAAGGGGGACGCGTCAGGCCATCATTATCACAGTTAAAGGACTAACCGGCTTTGAGCCAATAATAATTGAGCCGCTGCGACCTGCTGATACAGGGGGATATGGTATTCCGACAACAGGCTATGGCATGGCCGGGCGCTATGGTTCCCGGTCAATTCCCCTCCAGGCATTTGTTATCGTCCACCGCTCAGTAATAAACGATTCAACTGATGACAGCCCTCAATATGAAACTTCTGATATATCCAGCCATTCTGCTACGGAAAACGACGACATGATGATGTCATCCGGGAAGGTTACTGACGCTCAGATATACGCAGCAATAGCCGCGGTAAAAATGCAGGGTACGATTGTGTGGGTCAGGGTGCAATAACGATCCTGATTCAGTGTTTTGAAAAGGCCACCAAGCGGGTGGCCTTTTTTTATGAGGCTTTATATGGACCGTCAGATTGTTTACCCGGGAGCTGTCCCCCTGGAAACGGATTTACTGAATACGAATAAGTTCGCCATGATCGGGCTGGCTAGGCTTGCCAGTGCGGTGCTGGGCTCTGACACCTGCCTGGCCGGACTGAACTGTACGCCGGTATCACCTGTATCACTGCAGGTTCATGTCGGCGCTGGCGAGATTTACTGTCTGAAGCATATTGAGGAAACTGCATACTCCACACTGCCATCGGACCATTCGGGCACCATTCTCAAGCAGGGTCTGACGGGAGGTATCACCTTTGATGTTCCTGCACCAATGCAGAATGGTATGAGCATCAATTATCTGGTCCAGGCATCCTACGTTGAGGCAGATACTGGTGGCATCGTGCTTCCTTTTTACAATGCAGCAGACCCTTCAAAGGCTTTCAATGGTCAGGGCAACGCGGGTGAAGCGCTTCCCTGTGTGCGGCAGGGAATCTGCAGCTTATCGCTCAAAGCTGGTACATCCGCAGTCTCAGGAAAACAGACGACACCTGAGGCCGATCCGGGTTGTATCAGTGCGTGGATAATCACTGTAGCCGCAGGGGTAAAAGGCATCACAGCAGACAATATCAGGCGATCGCCTGAAGCACATTTCCTCCCCTCCGGAGGGGTTTATCAGTCAGTGCAGCAGGGCAATCTCACTTTTGCACATGATACCGGGTCAGCGAATACGTATGCTGCCAGCTATCAGCCACCGGTATTATCTCTGGTGGATGGCATGCGTCTGATGTTTAAAGCGCGTGAGTCAAATACCGGCAAATCTGTATTTTCTGCCAGAGGCGGGGAGTCGCATGCTCTGCATTCTCAAGCGAAAAAAGAGCTTGAAGGTGGCGAGATAACGGCAGGGGGACTCATAACGGTGCAGTGGGACAGCGCCGCACAGGTCTGGTTGATGTGTGGCAATTCCGGTGGCGCATTACCGGTGCCGAATGCCGTTAACTCAGGTCATGCCGTGAATCTCGGGCAGGGGGATGGGCGTTACCTTAAGAAGGGCGAAGGATACAGTGATGAACAGGCTAAAGAAACGTTTCTGCCCCTGACGGGCGGGAAACTCTCAGGTTCGCTTACCGTAAAAGAAGAACTTAAAGTTGGAAAAGGCGTCAGAGCTGCCAGTCTGCACGCCGGTTACGCCACTTACGATGAAAATGGGGATATTTGTGCAGCCCACTGGAAAAACCGTCAGGATAAATTCGATCCTTCACGAGGCTGGCTGACTCATTGGCTGAATGAACGATTTTCAGACCTGGGTGGCAAATATTTGTCATTAAAAGGTGGCACTGTAAAAGGAGTCCTGACGGTTACAGAGGGCATCAGGGTTGGAACAGCAAATGATAAAAAAGAAGATAAGACTAAAGCAATACAAACTGAAATTACTACTGAAGGAGATATCTCTGGAGATAAGTGGAATGGCAAGTTGAGTGAATGGTTAAGTAATAAGTCTGCAGAAATTGAAAATAATCTCAAGGCTGTTTTTATATCCGGGGTGCGTCTTGGAGCGAAAGCTAAAGACTATGAGAAAAAGGAAGGGCGCACGTTTGGTGAGAGGACGGGGTACGTTATGACATACTGGAGTGCTGATCATATGTTTAGCAAAAAGTATAAAGCTAGTCTCCGCCCTATTCAGATTTTCATAAATAACGGATGGCATGTGGTGGGGTCTACAGATAATGATAAAATTTGATAATTTCATGCTCGGTAACCCACGATGCCCTGAACACAGCGAGTTAAACTCTCGTCAT